ACAAATTACATCAAAATATCTTGATGAAGCAAAACGATATGTAGCTGCTGATAGATTCGATGTAGTAGAAGAAACAGAAGATTTAGAAGAAGCATATAAAAGAAACCCAAACATTATTCGTATGGGACGAGTAAAAAAGATTCGTAGAAGAATCAGAAGAAATGCAAAAGGCAGAATCGTTGTTCAGAAAAACCGAAGACGGTCTGCTATTAAAGGATACCGTATTTCAGGTAATACAGTAAGACGAGTGCCTGCAACTACGAGATTAAGAAAAGCCCGTTTATTAAAACGGTCATGGAAAACAACAAGACGAGCTAAACTACGCCGTTCTATGATTAAAAGAAGAATGAGTATGCGTAGGAGAAGTTCATTAGGATTAAAATAAAATGGCATGGGTTACTGTTCCAGGTTCAAACGGTGTTTGGGAATATGAAAACACCGCTACAGGTTCTGACACATATACTGATGCTAATGGCACTTACTCTGGTGGAGTAAGAACTTTTACAAGACCAAGTGGAGCAACAGAACAAATTTATGCTAGATGTAGGAAAGCAGGTGAAACCATTGAGCGTGGTGAACTTTCTAAAACCTACTATGATGCACAAGTTTAAGGGAAGAGACAAATGAAACTCATTAGAGAAACAGTAGAAAATGTAAAGTATCTTACAGAAGCTTCCGAAAATGGTAAGAAGCGTTTGTATATTGAAGGAACATTTTTAGTTGGCGATGCAGTTAATCGTAACAACAGAATGTATAAAATGGATACGCTCAGAAATGAGGTTAAAAGATATAACGAGGAGTATATCAAAACAAATCGTGCTTTAGGTGAATTAGGACATCCTGATACACCGACTATTAACCTTGAGCGTGTGTCACATAAAATTGTTTCATTAGAAGAAGATGGCAATACATTTTATGGAAAAGCTCAAATTTTAGAAACACCATATGGTGACATCGTTAAGAATTTTATCGATAATGATGTTAGCATAGGCGTTTCATCAAGAGCTCTCGGGTCAGTAGTGCCGACTAAAGAAGGTTTCAACTTAGTGCAGGATGACCTAAAACTCGCCACAGCGGCTGATATCGTGGCAGATCCATCTGCTCCAGGCGCCTTTGTAAACGGTATAATGGAAAACAAAGAATGGATGTTCATTGAAGGACGCTTTGTAGAAGCGGATTTTGATCGTGCCAAGAAAACCATTAAGAAAGCATCAGCAAGAGAAATCGAAGCGGTTGCTTTAAAACTTTTTGAAAACTATATAAGAAAACTTTAATTTTATAAATAAAGAAATACATAAGGAGAATCCTAATGGCAACAAATAAACTAATGGAAGCAGCCGCTGATATTCTTGCTAAAAGCAAGAGTGATGCGACAGCTATGCCTCCACAAAAATTAGAAGGTGAAGTGCAAGACTTAGGTGGTCCAACCAATACTAATTCTAAACCACTTGACGATTCTAATAAACTTAAACTAAACTCTGCTGATCATTCGGCAAAGAATAAAGCTTCTATTGCTACTAAGCCATCAGCTGCTTCTGCTAAAATGGAAGATGCTGAAGTTGAAGAAGATATCATTGAAGAAGATGAAAATCTTGAAGAAATGAAACATTCTAAAGAACATGATAAAGTAGAAGATGAAGATGAAAAAGAAGTAGAAGAAGGTTATAAAAAATCTATGAAAGAAGACATCGATGCAATGTTTGCTGATGATGAAACTATTTCTGAAGATTTTAAATCTAAAGCTGCTACAATCTTTGAAGCTCGTGTTCATGACCGTTTAGTTCAAATCGAAGAAGAAATCGAAGCGAAATATGCTGGTCAATTAGAAGAAGCAATCGACACAATTAAAACTGACTTAACAGAAAAAGTTGACAGTTACCTTTCATATGTTGTTGAACAGTGGATGGAAGATAATGAATTAGCAATTGAATCTGGTTTAAGATCAGAATTAACTGAAGAATTTATCGCAGGAATGCGTAATCTATTCGCTGAACATTACATCGATGTTCCAGCTGAAAAAGTTGATTTGGTTGATGAGTTAGCTACTAAAGTTGAAGAACTTGAAAGCAAACTTGACGAAGAAATCGAGCGTGGTGTTGAATACAAGCAAGCGCTTGTTGAATCACGCAAAAATGAAATCACTCGTGTAGTAACAGAAGGTCTTACAGACACTCAAGTTGAAAAAATTAGAACACTTGCAGAAAGTGTTGAATTCTCCACAGAGGACGAATACAAATCTAAACTTGAAACAATCCGTGAGAACTACTTCCCATCAGGTATGAAAAAGGCTGATGCAGAACAATTACACGAAAATGTAGACGATACAGAAGATAAGAAAGAGATCGCTGATCCATTCGTAGCTGCTGTGTCACAAGCAATTAGTAAAACAAAAAAATAATTTAGGAGAACAAAATGTATTTGTCCGAAGGTTTACAAACAAAATGGGCAGGCGTATTAGATCATCCTGATCTTGCACCTATTCAAGACCCATACAAGAAAGCAGTTACCGCTGTTATTCTTGAAAACCAAGCAGAAGAAATGACCAAATCAGGTCAGATGCTTAACGAAGCAGTACCTACAAACGCAGCATCTGCTGGTTTAGGTTCAGGTGGTGCGGCTGGTTTTTCAGGTTCTGCAGCTGCAACTGGTCCAGTTGCTGGTTTTGATCCAATTCTTATCTCTTTAGTAAGAAGATCATTACCTAACTTAATCGCTTATGATGTTGCTGGTGTTCAGCCAATGACAGGTCCTACAGGACTTATCTTTGCAATGCGTTCATTATACACATCACAAGCTGGCGCAGAAGCATTCTACAATGAAGCAAACACAGGTCATGCTGGTTTAGGTTCAGCACAAACAGACATCGAAGTTGGTGCGGCTGTTGCTAACACATTCGTAAGTAATGCAGCTCCTGTTGCTGGTATGTCAACTGCTCTTGCAGAAGCTTTAGGTGACGGTTCTAACACATTCCAAGAAATGGCATTCTCAATTGAGAAAGTAACTGTTACTGCTAAAACTCGTGCATTAAAAGCAGAATACTCTATCGAATTAGCACAGGATCTTAAAGCAGTTCATGGTCTTGACGCTGAAACAGAGTTAGCAAACATTCTTTCATCAGAAATTCTTGCTGAAATCAACCGTGAAGTTGTTCGCACTATCTACTCAGTTGCGAAAACAGGTTGTCAAGCAGGTACAACAGCTGCTGGTCAGTTCGATTTAGACACTGATTCAAACGGTCGTTGGATGGTTGAAAAAATTAAAGGTCTTGCTTTCCAACTCGAAAGAGAAGCGAACACTATCGCAAAACTTACTCGTAGAGGAAAAGGTAATGTAGTAATCTGCTCATCAGATGTTGCTTCTGCTCTTGCAATGGCAGGTCTGTTAGATTACAACCCAGCTCTACAAGGTCAAACAAACTTACAAGTTGACGATACAGGTAACACATTTGCTGGTACATTGTTTGGTCGCCTTAAAGTTTATGTTGATCCATATGCACCTGTTTCTGCATCTAAAGAATTTGCAGTTGTAGGTTATAAAGGTTCAAATGCTTATGACGCTGGTCTGTTCTATTGCCCATATGTTCCATTACAAATGGTTCGTGCAGTTGATACAGGTACTTTCCAACCGAAAATTGGCTTCAAAACTCGTTACGGTTTAGTTGCTAACCCATTCGCAGAAGGTACTAACCAAGGTTCTGGCGCTTTAACAGCACTTTCAAACAACTACTATCGTGCATTTAAAGTTGCAAACTTAATGTAATAGTAGTTTGAAACATTAGTTTCACGAAAAAGAGAGGTACTTCGGTACCTCTTTTTTTTAGCATATAAATAGAGCATAACATTTTATGGAACAATTAAATGGCAGTTACAGATAGAAACCCTAGTAATCCAAACTTTTTACAACCGAATAAGTATATACTGAACTTCAGTCGTATGCCAAATATGCAATACTTCTGTCAATCAGTTTCGGTACCAGGTATCTCTATGTCTGAAACTCCTCAAATGACACCATTTGTGGATATCTTTGCACCAGGTGATAAAGCCATTTACGATTTATTGAATGTTACATTTTTGATTGATGAAAAACTTACATCATGGTTAGAATGTCACGATTGGATTCGTGCTATGACCTTTCCAGAAGATTATGAAGATTACAGAAGTTTAGGTAAATTAAACAAAGCGGTTACAAGAACTCAAACACAAAAACCACAATACAGTGATGCTACATTAACAATGTTATCTTCATCAAACCAACCTTATGTGAAGTTTAAATTTTATGAGTGTTTTCCAACAACACTCTCAACCTTTATTATGTCATCTACTGATAGTCCAGATACACTGATTACAGCAGACGCTACATTCAGGTATACTTACTACGACATCGAAAAAGTTTACTAAAAACGCTTGACTTTTTGTTGCCTTTGACATATACTCCAATATTGGAGGACTTTAACTTATGAAACAATTAGAAGAACTATTAGAAATGTGGAGAAAGGATTCGGACATTGATAGAACCGAACCTGGTAAAGAACTCACAAACATACCAAAACTCCATAGTAAATATATCAACATATTATCCAGACATCGTTTACTGGCCAAAGAAACAGAATTTAAATTAAATAAAATTCGCAGATTAAAATGGGAATATTATACTGGTAAATTAGACGATGATGATTTAAAGAAATATGGTTGGGAACCTTTTCCTTATGTTCTTAAGGCAGAACTGACCACATATTTGGATAGTGATGATGATATCAATAAACAAAAAGCAGCCTTGACATTACACAATGAAATTGTAGAAGTGTGTCAAGCAATTATCAAAGAACTAAACAATCGAACATGGGAACTTAGGTCATTTATTGATTGGGAGAAATTCATTCAAGGTGTATAATGGCTGATATTGTTCTTCATAAACAAAACGAATCGTTTTTACAATTAGAGTGTGAACGGCATTTTGCTCAAGAAATGTCCGAGTATTTTACTTTCTTTGTGCCTGGTTATCAATTTACACCAGCTTATAAAAGTAGAATGTGGGATGGCCGTATACGATTACTTGATTTAAGAAACTTTACCATCTATCATGGTCTCACACCATACATTAAAAAGTTTTGTGAAGAACGAGATTATAAATTAGAAATAGATAAAGAAGTAGATTCAACAGAAGTATTTTCTGTGGTTGAAGCAAAAGATTTTTGTGATTCATTGAATTTACCGTATGAAGTAAGAGATTATCAACTTAAGTCTTTTATCACAGCAATACGCAATAAAAGGGTTCTCCTACTCTCTCCAACTGCGTCCGGTAAGTCTTTAATATTATACTTGATCGTTAGATATCTCCAAGAATCTGAGTATAAAAAAGGTCTCCTAATCGTTCCAACGACTTCCTTAGTTGAACAAATGTATTCAGATTTTAAATCGTATGGGTATGATTCTGAAAAACACTGTCATCGTCAATACTCAGGCAAAGACAAACACACAAATAACTTTTTAACAATTACAACATGGCAATCTATCTATAAAAATTCACCAGATTACTTTGAACAGTTTGATTTTGTTTTAGGTGACGAAGCCCACCAGTTTAAAGCAAAGTCATTAACTACAATTATGTCTGGTTGTTCTAATGCTAAATATAGATTAGGTACAACCGGTACATTAGATGGCACACAAACACATCGTTTAGTATTAGAAGGATTATTTGGACCTGTTTATCGTGCTACAACAACATCTGAACTGATTTCACAAAAACATTTAGCTGAGTTTCAAATTAAATGTTTAGTGTTAAAATATCCTGAGGTTACTTGTAAAACAGCGAGAGATTGGGATTATAATACCGAAATGGATTATATTGTTCAGAACAAGGCTCGAAATGATTTTATAAGAAATTTAACATTATCATTAAAAGGCAACACACTGATACTATTTCAGTTTGTTGAGAAACATGGCAAATCTCTTTATGAAATAATTAAAGAGAAATCAAAAAAACGAAAAACTTTTTTTGTATTTGGTGGAACAGATACGGAAGCTCGTGAAGCAATTCGTGCTATTACTGAAAAAGAAAAAGACGCCATCATTGTCGCATCATATGGTACCTTTTCCACAGGTATAAATATAAGGAACTTACACAACATTATCTTTGCATCACCAAGCAAATCACGAATAAGAAACTTACAATCAATCGGTAGAGGACTTAGAGTAGGAGATAATAAAGAAGTTGCAACTTTGTTTGACATAGCTGATGATTTTAGAGTTGGTAAATTTACCAATTACACACTAAAACATTTTATTGAAAGAATGAAAATATACGATGAGGAAAAGTTCAAATATAAGTTTTACAACATCGAACTCAAAAATGGCTGAATCACTGAATATAAAAGTAGTTAGGCTTCAATCAGGTGAAGACATTATAGCTGATATTATAGCTGATGAAAACACCACAGTTTTAAATAGTCCTATGGTTATCGTAATACGCCGAAGTCCAACAGGATCGGTAATGATGATGGTTCCATGGTTGCCAGTTGAAGTGATATCTGATAATATGGCCATATTAAATAATTCTGAAATTGTGACTGAAACAAGTCCAAAAGATAGTTTAATTGAATATTATTTAAATGCTATTGGTCAGATTGAAAAAGAATCACAAAGAACTGGTGATATGTTGGACAAAGCAAACAAAAATATTCAAAGAGAAGATGAATGGATGGATGAAATTGATGAATATTATGATGATGATTCTTCAACGATTGATGATTTATTAAACAGTTTAGAAAGACCAAAAGACAAAGGTCAATTACATTAGTTATGCTTGAATATAATGAAAACAATTTGAATATGGTAACAAAAGTTATTGTGAATAATTTAACACCAGATTTATTACCTAAAAAATGGGTAGAACGAAACAAAAACAATCCTATGTTTGGTCATTGTCACACAGCTTCTGCTTGTTTACAAAAGGTCTTTGGAACAAAACAAATAAAATTAAATCGTGCATTAGATGATGAAGGTATTTGGCATTGGTGGTGCGTAGATACAAACAATAATATAATTGATATTACAGGCAATCAATACTATTCAGAAAATCGAATACCACCTTATAAAGATGGACAGAAAGCATCAATGTTAGGATTTGAATATAGAAAACGAGTGTTTAAGTTATTAGATAGGATCCAGGAGGTCCTAACCTCGCAACTGACACCAGTATTATAATGGTAAAATTAATGTTTGTCAAGGCCTAAATTAGGCAAATTTGAAAGAAGGTATATTATGGCAAAAAGAGAAAAACACTATGTCAACAATGCAGATTTTTTAGCTGCACTGATTGCATATAAAAAAGATTGTGACATTGCCGATAAAAAAGGCAAACCACAACCGCAAATTCCAAATTATGTAGGTGAATGCTTTCTAAAGATTGCAGACCATCTATCACGCAAACCAAACTTTGTATCATATTCATTTAGAGATGAGATGATTGCTGATGGTATTGAAAACTGTATGATGTATTTCCGTAATTTCAATCCAGAAAAATCAAAGAATCCTTTTGCATATTTTACACAGATTATCTACTATGCTTTTCTTCGAAGAATTACCAGAGAAAAGAAACAACTGTATGTCAAATATAAAGCTACAGAACAAATTGGTATTTTAGATGAGTTTGAAGTTTTTGAAGATGAAAATGGCAACACAAGACAATTTGAATTGTATGATAATATTTCACAGTTCATCCAAGATTTTGAAGAATCAAAACAAAAGAAAAAAGATGCTAAAGTAAAAGGCCTTGATAAATTCTTAGATGAATAAATCTTTGCCTCTTATGATGTTTATGTGTGTTATACTATGTTCGTGTGGTGGTATATTCTTAAAAGATTGTGAATATAAAAACCACGAAGACATATGTGAAACCATTCCTGTTTATGAAAGGACATTTTAATGATACAAGATAAAATAGAAGCATTAAAAGTAAGACATCGACTACTTGATGAAAAAATAAAAATAGGGTATTCATTATATCTTGATGATTCATCTTTACATAAAATGAAACAAGAAAAGCTTCACATTAAAGACCAAATAGAAAAATTTATAAAACAAATATAATATGAAATTATGTATTCTTGGTGATACGCATTTTGGTATGCGTGGTGATTCTATTATCTTTCATAAACACTATGAAAAGTTTTATGATGAAATATTTTTCCCATATTTAAAAGAAAATAATATTGATACCATTTTTCAAATGGGAGATTTATTTGACCGAAGAAAATTTATTAACTTCAATACACTTCATCTTTGTCGCAAATATTTCTTTGATAAAGTAAAAGAAAACAACATTACATTCTATTCAATATTAGGTAACCATGATATTAGTTACCGTAATACATTAGAAGTCAACTCATCAAAACTTTTATTAAATGAATATGATAACATCACCATTTATGATGAGTTTATTACAAAAGACTTTGATGGTGTTCCTATTGATATTGTTCCTTGGCTATGTGCTGAAAATGAAGAACAAATTATGGAACACATTAAAAATAGTAAATCACAAATTTGTTTTGGACATTTTGAGATACAAGGTTTCGAAATGGATAAAGGCAATGTTTCACAAACAGGTATTGACAAAAAACCATTAACCAAGTATGATATTGTATTGACTGGACATTTTCATCATAAGTCAAATGATGGTCATATCTTTTATGTTGGCACACCAGGTCAAATGACATGGGCGGATTGGAATGATCCAAGAGGGTTTCATATATTCGACACTCACACAAGAGATTTAGAATTTATAAAAAACCCATTTGAAATATTTCATAAAATAAATTATGATGATAACGACCTATCTTTAAATGATATTCAGAGTATGGACTTTGAGATGTATAAAGACAACTATGTTAAAATTGTTGTATTACATAAACAAAATCCATATTTGTTTGACCATTTAACTGATAATTTATATAAAGTTGGTGCAGCTGATATTTCGATTGTTGAAGATTTCACTGAAAACAATTTAGAATCAGATGAAGAAATTGTAAATCAAGCAGAAGATACAATGACGATATTATCAAAATACATTGATGGTTTAAAACTTGAAGTGAATAGTGAAAAACTAAAAGATATTATGCGTGAATTATATACAGAAGCCTTACACACGGAAGAAACTGATTGATATTATTTAGAAAAGTCCGTTGGAAGAATCTACTTTCAACCGGCAATTACTTTAATGAAGTTGATTTAAGCAAGAACATCAATACCTTAATTGTGGGTGTTAATGGTTCAGGTAAGTCAACCATGCTGGATGCTTTGTGTTTTGGTTTATTTGGGAAACCATTTAGAGATATTCCTAAAGCTAATCTAACAAATTCTATCAACAGTAAAGGTTGTGTTGTTGAGGTTGAGTTTGATACAAACAATAAATCGTATAAAATTATACGAGGCATCAAACCAAATACTTTTGAGATATATGTTGATGGTGAACTGGTTAATCAAGAAGCAACAGTAAGAGATTACCAAGAACAACTTGAAAAGTTTATTCTAAGAATGAACTACAAATCTTTTACACAGATTGTTGTTTTAGGTTCAGCCTCATTTACACCATTCATGCAACTATCAAGTAGAGATAGACGAGAAATTATCGAAGACTTATTAGATATTCAAATCTTTTCTACAATGAATAAACTGGTCAAAGAAGAATTATCAACCAATAAAGAATTGACCAATGAGAAAAAACACGAGTTACAATTAGTTCGACAAGAATTTATTTTTGAAGAAAAAAGGGTAAATGAACTTAAACAAGATAACAATGAAAAAATAAAAAAACATGAACAAGATATCACCGATAATGAAAACAATATTAAAAAACTCAATGAAGAAATACAAAGCATTGGATCCAGAGTATCAGAAATTCAGACGGATATTGGGAATAGAATTGAAACCGAGAAAAAGGTCAAAAGATTCCACCAATTAGAAGCTCAGATTGAAACAAATCTCTCAAAGTATAAAAGAGATATTGATTTCTTTGAACATAATGATAACTGTCCAACTTGTAGACAACATATTGAACAAACATTTAAACAAACAGAGGTGTCTGTATTAAAAGAAAAAGTAGATGAATGTAGCCATGGTTTAACAGAATTAGAAACAAAAGTATTAGAAGAACAAGCTAAACTTAATGCGATTGCTGAAAAACAAAAAGAAGTCCAAGAGTTACAGATTAAGATTGCAACCAATAATACTTCTGTTACCGAGATAAACAAATACATTCAAAAGTTAAAAGAACAGATTGAAGAACTACAAAACACAAAAACTAAATCGGATGCTGAAGAAGTAAAACTAAAAGAATTAAAAGTTGAAATAGAAAATAAAGAAACAGAATATAAAGAACTACTTGAAGAAAAAACATATTATGAAGTTGCTGGTTCTTTATTAAAAGATACAGGTATCAAAACAAAAATTATTAAACAATACTTACCTGTGATTAATAAATTGGTTAACAAGTATTTGGCAAAATTAGATTTCTTTGTGAACTTTACACTAGATGAATCATTCAAAGAAACCATCAAGTCAAGGTTTAGAGATGATTTTACTTACAATAATTTTTCACAAGGTGAAAAACAAAGAATTGATATGGCGCTGATGCTGACCTGGCGTTCGGTGGCTAAGTTAAAAAATTCTACGAATACAAACTTATTAGTATTAGATGAAACTTTTGATTCATCATTGGATACCACTGGTGTTGATGAGTTAATTAAAATACTACATGAGTTAGACCAGGTTAATATTTTTGTAATATCACACAAAGGCGATATATTACAAGATAAATTTGAATCAGTAATTAAATTTGAAAAACAAAGAAACTTTTCTAGGATGGTATTATGAGTGAAGACAATTTATTAGTTATAAACACAGAAACGGAACATTCACAACCAGCTCAACTTGAGCCTTTGCCGTTATATGATGACAAGCATCCAATGTTATCAAAAGAGATACCTGAATATCCAACACAAAGTTTGCCAAATCAAGCTATGGATACTTTAGTTAAACGATTAAGAATGACAATGAAAAAGTTTGGTGGTATTGGATTATCTGCCAATCAATGTGGTGTATTTGAACGAGTGTTTATTATTGGCACAGATGATTTTGAAATGGTTTGTATTAATGCAAAAGTAACAAAAGTATCGGAAAACATGGTAAAAGATAATGAAGGTTGCCTCTCTTTTCCTGGTTTATATATTAAAATACCAAGAAATGAAACAATCGATGTTGAATATACAACAGAAAAAGGTGAAGTGAAAAAACAAACCTTAACTGGTGTAACAGCAAGATGTTTTTTACATGAATATGACCATATGTTTGGTGTAAAATTTACAGACCATGTTGGTCCTGTTGCACTAAAAATGGCAAGACAAAAACAACAAAAGATGATTAAAAAAATACAAAGAAGAAAGAGATAATGAGTTATTCTTGGGATCCAAAAGATGATGTAGAAGTTCAATGGCAGAAATGGTCAGAAGCTAATCCTGTAACTGAAATGCCAGATGTTGACTTTGATATGGTGAAAGAACAAACAATCAAAGACCTACAATTTGTTTCACAAATGGATGTGAAAGAATATACTTTATATCAAAAGTGGTGTGAAGTGCAAGAAAAATATCCATTTGTTACAGTCAATGATTTATGGGAAGGCGAACAAAAA